ACAGCAGACAATGTGTTTGGTATCTTTACCAGTCGCTCCATGAAAGAGCGTGGCAAGTATCAGATACAGTGTATGAAATCTCGAAGCTCGACCGGCGTTGGTCAAAAAATTGATCTGGAGTACAACATTGAAACCATGCGCATTACTGATGAAGGTGGGGACGAAAACGGTCATAACAAACCACAAAGTTCAATCATGGACTCAATCAAGGCCCGCAGTCAAGTCGCGACTGCTGACAGCGGCAGTAGTTCGCAGCCCTGGGAAAAACCCAGACCGCGAGATGGTCATGATCCCTTGAGTAGCAAGGTCACAGCAGATGTGCAAAGCAACAAACTCAAGCAGTTGCTGGGTCAGATCAAAGCGTCATAATGATATATCTGGATTTTTTTTCAGGCAGTCACGGACATTTTTTAGAATATGTGATAAACACCTGGCTATACAAAGGCTCACGTGTACCCAACATCTTTACCGAGCACGGTTCTTGCCATCTGATTCGTAAAGATACCGCTTACATGGCGCACAGAATAGTAGAAGCTGCACATTATACTGAGTTTGATATATCACAAAATACACCAACCAAGCTGATTAGAATCAGTGTCAACAACAATTGGGCCAACTGGATATATCAAATCAATGTCATGAGCCGAGCTGGAGACATACCTTTAGAAAAAAAAATAAAATCAACCCCAGAATCAGTAAGACATAGTCCTAGCAAATTTAGAAATGAATGGTACGCTAAATTTAATTCAACTGTTGACGGATATCCTCTACCAGATAATTGGCGCTGGTCCGATACAGCAGTTTTTGAGTTTGGTATGGAGAGTTTGTTTGATCTAGTGGAGTTTTATAATGAACTGTATCTCCTGGCTGAGTTTTTAGAAATAACATTTGTACCTGACCAAGAACTAAGTGATCTATTGGAAGAATTTTTAACTAGAAATCAAGGATGGCAATATTACAAAGAATGCAAACACCTGGTACATGCTGTGATTGCAGGAAACAATATTGAATTTTCCAGTAATGAAATATCACAAGCATTGATCAATAGTTTGCTGTCAAAATCTGTTGGAATATTTGACGGAGAATTGTTTGATAATGATAGTTATCCCACAACCACTTGTGAGATATGGAATACTGTGGACCAACATTTAAAAACTTTTGATCAGAGATTTTGACATGAAGAAAATCTTTTGTTTTGGTGACGGATTTGCAACCGGACATATATGGCCGGAGTGGCCTCAAATTTTACAAACTCTGATTCCTGAACATCAAGTGATCAACACAGCAGGAATTGGAGCAGGCACTGAATTTTTAGTTTCGGGGTTTGTGGATCTGATAGATCTGATGCATGACAGCATAGTAATTTTTCAGTGGCCAGGTGCAGCCAGATTTGACAAACTAGTCGAAGATGATTCCTGGCAAAATATCATTGCCAACGATCCAACGTATCATTTCAACGTCAATGTTGATGCACGAGGTCGCAACTGGTGGTTGAGTAGCGCCAGTACAGTGCAGGAGGTCCAGTGCTATCACAGCCTGTATGTACAGCAAAGCCAGCACAATCGCAGACAACAAATGTATCAGACCCTAGTGTCGCACACGGCCAGCAATTTAAATTGTCAAATAGTGCATACCAGCACACAGTCAGCAGACACGTTTAGCCAGCACAATCGATTTAGATCAACTCGCCAGACACAAGTACAACCGTCTCCGATTGTGCATTTCTACTGGTTAATTGAACAAATTATTCCGCAAATTGCTATCACTGTTGATCAAAATTTACAAAAAGAATTGGAATTGTTGATTAATCAAACACCGTGGATTCCATATGACCCTGATCGAGAATCAATATGGTCTGAAATAAATGCCAAACTCAAGCAGTTACTGGGGCATATCAAAGCTAGCTAACTCCGATTGAAATCAAAAACCGATAAATAATGTTAAAGGTCTGCAATAAAAATCATGCAAAAACGTACTCGTAGTTTGTTAGAAGAATTAGATTCCATGTACATCGAGCGTGAGCGCGATCTAGTGATTGAGAGTCGTGCATCTAATGTCATAGCCAGCGCCATTAACTTGCTGGAGCAAATTGATGCCACATACACCCCCGAACAGGCAGAAAATCTCACACGTAAACTGCTGAATTCTATTCGCACCCGGGATGCAGGACGTTTTGCTAGGACCGTTAGAAAAACGCCAACAAGCACATAAACTCAACAGGATCAAGATGAAAATTTTCGAAGGCGGCAATGTATTCAAAGACTCTCAAGGCCAACCACTAACACAACGTATCAATCAAGCTGACGTTGCAGCCACCATTGCCTGGGTAGAGCAAGTTACAGGTGTAAACTTCCCTGAAGATCGTTGGCTGGGCAGCACTGGCCGCAAGGCCACATCGGGTGACCTGGATCTAGCTGTGGATCTTGGAGAAACAACCAAAGAACAACTGGCAGCAGTGCTGACACAATGGGCCACCAGTCAAGGACTTGATCCACGTGAATGGGTTCGTAAATTGGGCGAAGTACATCTTAGAACACCCATCGGCGGAGATCCCAACAAGGGATTTGTGCAGACTGACTTCATGTTCTTTCCTGATCTTGACTGGGGCACATTCTACTATGGTGGATCAGAAGGATCAGCCTTCAAGGGCATGAACCGTAATGTACTGCTGAGCAGCTTGGCCAAACAAGCTGGTCTCAAAGTGGGCGCCAATGGCATGATCAGTAGAACCACAAATGAACTGGTCCGAGGTGGACAGGATCCAGACTATGTGTCTGCGGTATTGCTGGGAGGCACTCAGGATCGGGCTGCACTAAAGAATGTAGAATCAATTTATGCTGCTCTGGCAAAGGATCCCGACCGTGATGCCAAGCTCAAAGACTTTCGTGAATATCTAGCCCGTGAAGGCTTAAAAGAACCTGAAATGCCTGTAAAAGAAAATGATGTGAACTTTTTGGCCAGACTACGGGACAGAATAGTAAACCAAGGCATGCAACAGCTGATCGAAGCCAAGCCCTTGTATCAGATATACGAACAAGAACCTACCGCAGTAGGCGGCCAAGCCAAGGGCATTGAGCACCTGGAAGACTATGTGTTCCGACAAGGAACCGCGGGTGTTGACCGTGCCTTGGCCATTGCTGATTCTTTCTACAAACAACCCAAACAAGGATCAGTAAAATGGGACGGAAAACCTGCTGTGGTATTTGGTCGCAAGCCCGATACCGGAGAATTTGTGCTCACAGATGATGCAGGATTCGGTGCAGTTGGTTACGATGGTCTGTTTACCAGTACCGATGCTGTGGCCGATCATATGGCACAGCGTGACGCCAATGCTGCTGCCAAAGGCAACCAGGCCACCCGAGTGCAAACACTGTTGCCAGTGTATCAAAGCATCTGGCCATATTTGGAAGCTGCTACCCCAGAAAACTTCCGTGGCTATGTCAAGGGCGACCTGTTGTACAGTCCCAAAAAGCCCTGGGAAATAAATGCAGGCCTTGTGGAATTCAAACCAAACACTGTGGAATACAGAATTCCAGTTGCCAGCAAACTGGGCAAGGACATTGCAGGATCTCAAGTTGGTGTTGCTGTGCATACCATGTACGAAGATGCAGGAGCAGCCAAGCAGCCACTCAGCAGAGTCAAGTTCAATCCTGTGCCCGGCCTGTTGTTGATCGAACCCATCTATGCCAAACCTGTGGAAACAGCAGATCCCATTGTTAAACAAATCAAGTCACTGTTGCGTCAAAACAAAGCAGTCATGAACACCTTGTTTAATCCTGCTGAATTACGAGCCATGAAAATAACTGACTTGGCCAAGCTGGCAATAGACTACATCAACAAACGTGTGGACCCAAATCATGCAGCCTACACCGGAAATTTCAGTGACCTTGTGCCGGGATTTCTAGCCTGGCTGCAACAGACCCAGACACCACAAAAGTACAACAACATTCTGCAATATCTGCGCAGTCCTACCAGCAATGAACAAGCCTTGGCTGCTGCCTTTGTGTTGTTTGAATTGCTGCATGATTTGAAACTGGACCTGTTGACCAAGCTGGATGCACAAGTGCCTGGCAATGAAGGATGGGTGTTTGCAACCCCTGCAGGCTATGGTAAAGCAGTAAATCGCTTTGATTTCACAGCCAGAAACAAAGCTCGAAACAACCCACCAACATCGTAATTTTTTGCCAATTTCATAAATAAGAGTAGGGCAAGTAGCCCACTTTTTAGGAGATTTTCAAATGGCAATTTTTACAAAAACAAACGGCACGAATCAACCAGTATTCAACATGGATACAGCCAATGGCAACATCGGCGGAACAGCTAACATTGCTGCAACTGGTTCAGTTAACTTCCAAGGTCCCAAGCTGGATTTCTTCAGCTTGGTGGCCAATGGTGCGTTGACAACATCGGCAAACGTCAATGGCTACATCAACAATGTGTTGCAAGCTATTCAGACCAAGGGTACAGTAGC